TCGCCGCCGCCGCCGGCATCGCCGCCACCGGCATCGCCACCGCCGCCTTCGCCGCCGCCTTCACCGCCGCCCTCGCTGCCGCCGCCTTCGCCGCCGCCTTCGGCGCTGGCATCGCCGCTGCTGAGACCACCGGAGCCGGCGTCGCCGTCGCCGCCGAGGCCGAGGCCGGCGCCTTCGCCGCTGCCAAGACCCGCGGACGCATCGCCACCGAAGCTGCCCGATCCCGCTGCGTCGCCGCCGCCCAGCCCAATGCCCGCGCCCTCACCGCTGCCCAGCCCAATGCCCGCGCCCTCGGCACTGCCAAGCCCGCTGCCGAGGCCGCCGCCCTCGCCCAGCCCGCCGCCCAGTCCCATGCCCGCGCCCAGCCCGGCGCCGATGCCGAGCCCCGCCGCGGCGTCGGACGACGCCGCCGCTTCCGCGGACGCGTCGGGGCCGCCCAGCCCGAGGCCGCCGATGCCCAGCCCGCCGACGCCCTCGCCGGAGCTGATCCCGAGCCCGAGGCCACCAAGGCCGCCGGTCAAGCCCGCAGCGGCAGCGGCGGCAGCGGCAGCCGAGCTGTCGCCGGACTGGTCGCTCTCGCTCTGGGCGCTCTGCGCTGCCGCGCCTTCGTTGCTGAAGCCGCTATTGCCGAAGCCGAGCGGGCCGCCGCCGCCCATCAGGCCGCCGCCGGGTCCGGTTAGAGCACCGCTGGCATCGACGCTGAAACCCGCCACGGCGGGACCTCCGGAAGTACCGAGGCCGTAGCCGCCCCCGAGGCCAAGCGCGCCGCCGCCGAGGCCCTGCGGGCCGCCGGCCTGATCCGCGCTGGCGAGGCCTGCGCTGTAGCCTGACGCAGCCGTCGCATCACTGAAGCCCTGCGCGGCGGCGTTGCCGGCAAGGCCGCCTTCGGTGCTGTAACCGACCGCGGCGGGTCCGCTGGCCATGGCGCCGAGGTTGCCACCCGCATCGGTGTTACCGAGGCCGATACCGATGCCGAGGCCCTGATGCCCGCTGGGCGCGCCTGAGACGTCGTTGGAGCCCTGCTGAGACGCCGCTGCGGCGGCTTCCGCGGCTGGGTCGGATATGCCCTGCGAGAAGGCACTGCCGGGGCCTTGGTTGCCTGAGAAGCCGGGCGTTCCGGTGATGCCCATCGTGCTGGCCGCGACAGCGCCCACGTCAGGCGTCGAGGCTTCCTGCGCGGCCTCCTCCTGCGCATTCGCCGCCTGCCGTCCGGCGGCGATTGTGTCGGCATTAAGCGACGCTTCGTCGTTGATCGCTTGATCGTTGTCGGATGTACGGCCGCCCTGCTGCAGACCGCCCGTGAGATTGCCTGCGCTGATGAGGCCGCCGGTCTGGGCCGTGCCCGGCGTGTTCGCGGCAGTGCCGAGAATGCCGCTGTTGTTTGCGCTCATGGCAGGGCCGCCGAGTGCAGGCGACGCCGCGAGATTGCCCTGCGAGATGGCGTCGGAGTTGAGCGATGCCTCATCGTTGATCGCCTGATCGTTGTCGGGCGTCGGCGCTGGTGCCGCCACCGGAGCCGTGGCGGGTGACGGCGCGGCCGGCGACGGCGCAGCAGGCGCAGGCGCGCCGGGCGTGGCGGCGTCGGCCTGCGGCGCGCCGCCGAAGAAGTCGCCGAACACGTTGCCGCCCCAGCCTTGGAAGCCGGACGGTGCGGCGGGCGCGCCGGCCAGCGCGGCGCCGGCGTCGGCGCCATACGGGTCGTCGCGGCGCGGGATGCCGCGCGCGCTCTCGGCTTCGATCAGCGCCTGCACGATCGCGCGGCGGCGCGCCTCGGCGCTGTCGGCCGGGGTGATGCCCCACCCGGTCGGGGGCGATGCGAAGCCGTAGTCCGACATAAGCCGCCTCCTAGACGTTGACGCCGGCGACCTCGAAGGTCGCGGCGATCGCGACCAGCTCGACGTCGGGCTTGGCCTGCTGCGCGACGGTGACCTGAACGATCGGCGCGTGCGAGAAGCCGGTCTTGCCGATGCTGACCCACATCGTGTTGCGGTTGGCCGGGCGATTGCGCGCCGGCTGGTCCCACTGGCCGTAGGCGTCGCGCTGCGGCGTGGTCGGCACCGGCGGCGGCGGTCCACCCATGTCGGGGCCCCACTCGGCCTCGTCCCAGACGTCGGCCGGGCCGGGGTCGGGGCCGGGCTGCGGCGGCGGCGGGATCTCGACGATGTAGTCGGTGGCGGCGTCGAGCTGCGGGATGAACGGCTCTGACGCGGACGTGGTGAAGATCGCGCGCGCCTGCCGCCAGTGAACCGTCATCGAGCGCGCCTGAAACATCTCCCAGCCGCCGACCAGCGTCGCGACGTAGGGCAGGCCGTCGTCGGAGCCGGTACGCTCCATCTGCATGATGCGCCCGTCGCGCGTGCCGAAGAACATATTGGCGCGCTGGCGCAGGAAGCAGAGCGCGTCCCAGCCGACGCCGCGCCCGAAGGCGCCGGTGGCGCTGTTCATGGCTAGGCAATACTGGTTGCCCGGCCGCCCGCCGGGCAGCGTGATGAAGATGCCGCCGTACTCGTCCCAGCGCCGGATCGTCCACGGGTAGGTGGTGTTGATCGCGACTTCTTCGCGCCACATCCGCTTGATGGCGCGGCTGACCATTGCCAGCTCCATCTCGCCCGCCGACTTGGTGATCACTTGGTTCATCGGCACGACGCCCTCGACGGTGAGGATCAGCAGGTCGCCGCCGACCTGCTCGTGCGCGTTCATCCCGAGCGGCTTGCCGACGAAGTAGCGGCCCTCCTGCCGCCAGTTGGCGGCGTCACCGGGATTGTTGCCGGTCCAGATCAGCGCCTCGCCTTCGGAGGTCACCACCACCAGCTTGTCGTCGATGCCGTCGCCGGCGTCGATCGACCAGTTGCTCATGAACATGAGGTAGCCGCCGCGGGTCGCGGCGCCCGACATCGGGATCTTGGTGAGCGTGCCGCCGACCGCGTCGACGCCGAGGTACCAGACGTTCATCGACCGCTTCTCGATGAAGAACAGCCGGTTGCGGTACTTGCAGACGTAGGACAGGTTGCGGCCGTTCTCGACTGGCGAGCCTGCGGGTCCGGTGATCGCGCTGGCGCCGTCGGCCGGGACGGCCGGCGGCAGCAGCTCGGCCCATGTGATGCCGTCCTTGGTGCGCAGCACCGGGTCGCCCGCGTCGTTGACCGCGAGGCCCCAGTAGCCGCCGAGGTTGGCGAGCACGGTCGCGGAGTAGTTGCCGCTGGTGCGCCCGGTGGCGATCGCGGCCGGCGTGCCGGTGGTGACGTCGAACACCTTGGTCGCCTGCGCCGCGAACATGCGGTGCTGGGCGGTGTCGACGTACTCGAACGACGAGATCACCGGCACGGCGTCGGGCAGCGTGGCGTAGCGCGTCGAGCCGCCGCGCAGCTTGACGCCCTTCATGGTGGGAAACCAGTTGTCCGAGACGATCGCGGCGCCGGGGCCGATGTAGGCGTCGTTCTCGTGCTGCACGAGCCCGCGGGTCGGGGCCGGGAGCGTCACGGTCTTGAGCGCCTGCGCGTAGTTGCCCGGCACCGGCTGGCGGCGGAAGGCGGCGTGCGCGCTCATGTCGGGACCGGCCACGGATAGCTGTGGCGCATGGTGTGCGACATCGGGCGGCGGTCGATGATGATCGGCGCGGGCTGGTCGCGCCCCATCGCGTTGGCGAGCGCGTCGGAGTAGCTGCCCATGTCCTCGGCGTAGGGCGAGCCCTTCTGCGCCTTCCACTGCCAGACCATGCCCAGCTTGAGCAGCCGCTCGTCGAGGCGGAAGCTGTCGGTGTCGGCCATGAAGGCGTCGCCGTAGCCGCCGCTGGTGAGCGCCACGCAGTTCCGGTCGAGGTAGACGAACGTGGCGGTCTGCCCGACGCCGAGCGCGGGCGAGAACACCATATTGCCGCCCATCATCGTCCACTCGCCGCCACCGTAGTCGGCCACGTTCGAGATGCGCCGCTGCAGCCACTCGTCGGCGTCAGAGATGAAGATCATTGGCGACTGCGTGTCGGTCGAGCGCCACACGTTGGCGGTGACCGGCATGCGCTTGTAGTTGGCCGGGAGCGGGAAGGCGGTCTGCACGCCGTCGCCGACAAAGACCTGCGTCGCCTTCAGCGCGGTCCAGTCGCGCGTGTCGTAGGCGATGCGCTGACCCATCTCGTTGGCGAGCGCGAGCATCTCCTGCATGGTGCGATTGTTGGCGATGCCGCCGAACACGGTCGACGGCACGGCGACGCCGACGGTGGCGCAAACGTCCTTCACCACCGTCAGCAGGCTCATGTCAGGCCGCCTTGTCGGGTCGCGCTTCCAGCGCCATGCGCACCAGCGCCTTGCGGTTCAGGTTGCCGATCGGCTCTTGTCCGGTGTGCGCGGTGACGTAGTCGCGGATCTGATCGGTGGTCATCTCCTTGAACTGGCCCTCGCCGCCGCTCTTCTTGAGCGCCTCGTTGTCCTCTTCGAGCACGGCGTTGCGCGCACGCAGCGCCTCCAGCTCCTCGACCAGCTGCGTGTTCGGCGCGTTGCTCTTGCTCTGCTCGATATAGTCGGTGGCTTGGTTCTTGAAGTCGCGGCCGTGCGGGCCGAGGTTCTTCAGCTCCTGACCGTCGATGATGGCGAGCTGCTCGACCGTGTAGATGTTCTGCGCGCGCAGCTCGGCGCGCTTGCCTTCGGACAGGAACGGCGCGTGGTCGAGCGGCGTGCCGGTCTTGGTCTGCTGCATCTGCGCCTTGAACTGCGCGTACTGGCGCGGGAAGCGTTCGATGTAGGTGCGCGAGGTCTGCTCGCCGGTGAACGGGTTGACCTCCCAGTGCG